TAACTTTAGGAAACTTAGATTTAAAACTTTCATTAATTTTAACAGAAGGTTTTACAACTCTTTCATAGTAATATATTTTAACATGGGAAAACTTACTAAACACCTCGTGTTTTTCACAGGAAATCACCTTGAACCGCTCAGTGCCAATGACAACCTCGTCGGCCTTCGTCTTGCCGCCTTCACTGTCCGTTTGAAGCGGCTCTTCACAGTAAAGTTTTTTCGTTTCCTCTGTCCGAACACCCTCTGGTAAAAGTTCACGCTCGCGGCCCGTCGATGGCTGAACGCTGGCGGTAATTGTGTAGGGCGGAAGCCCTACACCGTTTTCCCATTGGCCGAATTCGTTGTAGTCACCGGCAGTGGGCGGATAAACCGTGATGGTTTGTCCGAAACGTTTGATCATTTCAGCCACGATGCCCATTAGTCTTTCGGTATCCCTTTAACGACTCTTGCTCGAATCGCCATGCGAAGTGCGCCGGTGTCGATTACTCCCAACGTCGTGATTGACTTTTGGATTGCACCGACGATTTCAATGTTTGCAATGAAGGTTAGCAAGCCCTCCATTGTCTGCGATCCTCGCAGAACGTTATCGAATCCAGCCTCAAACATTTTCGTCCACTTGTCGTAATTCTTGTCCACTGCACCGCTAAGCCAGCGCCGCGGTTTAATGCTTCCGCTTTTCGTCCCTTCGTGTTGGACGTAACCGTAGAGGGCGATAGGCGTGCCTTTTTTCGGACGCTTGCGGCTCGGATGCTTTTTGTTTTTTTGTCGATTGGTTCCACCGAAAACCCCCGCCTCGATTCCACGACCATTCAGATATTGAATCGCCTTCAAAAGATTCTGTTCTTGTTTACGGTCATCGGTGGTACTCACAACGGCATCAATCTATAAACACTCAAAATACCTTTAGCATATTCAGAGATCATAGCCGCCGACTTCGATGTTGCCGCGCCCGCGCCCGTTGAATAATTGACCTCGACGTCGCCCACCTTTTCTTTTGTCACCGAACCAGAGACCGGCGTTTCGCCCTTTGATTTTTTCCAACTATTGTGTAAGTCGGTAAGGACTTGGAGAACGCCCATTTTCACGGCGTCCGGAATCACAACGATGGGCGTGTCGTCGTCATTCAGGAAGGTATTGTTGCAAAACTGGTCGGCCAGTTGTTTTGCGGTCGTAAGCAATAGAGCATACATCCCCGTCACGATATCAGGTAGTGTAGCAAGCCCAAGCCACTCTTGGACTTCGGCCGCTGTGATGACGACAGTTGTTTCAATTGGCCCCATTATATCACCTGAATTTCTAACCAGATATCAATTGTACGGCCAGCGCCTGGCGACCACACGCTGGCAGAAATCCGAGTCCCCGCGTTGGCAATAATATAATTCCCAGTCCAAATGGGGTCACCAGCGGTATCAATGTTGTAGCACGTGGCGTGCGGCGCGATCAGTATTTGGGTACACTCGTTCGCATTGGTTGAAGCGGCGTCCAGCGCGGCTTGGATTGTCGTATATGCGGCGGCCCAGGTGCGACCATTTGTGCCGACTGGATCGTCTGGATACACCGGAAGGTCACAAGGATCGAGCCAAACGTTGCCCCATCTATATCTGATTTCGCCGTTTGACATTCTGTGGCCCTCCATGTGACTGCGTCGTCTCTAGGATTCGCACCATCCCGTTACGTTCTAACTTTCGCGCTTCAATTTCATCCATCATTCGAATCGGATGATCAGAATCAATAAGGGTGGTCGCCCCCGAAAGGACGACCACCCGAACCATTTTTCGGCGGTGTCGCCGATTCATTTCTTATGCCGGAGCGCTATCGAACGAGCCGACAACGAACGCTTCCGGACGGAACCACGCGGGGGCGATCCGTTCCTCAGCACGAATCGCAACCATATTTCTGATGAAGAATTCGCCATGCTGTTCGGCAACAGCAACCGCCGCTTGTTGATGATCGTAGAGTGTGCCGCCGAGCTTGAAAGCACCCGCCAAGAACTCGCCAGCCGCGATCGCGGTTGTGTCGATGACCGGAGCTTTCCACATCCGCATCTGTCCACCATCGGTGACCTGAACCCAAATGTACCGTTCGTTCGTGCCTTTCGCCAACTCGATGAACTCCCAATCCGTTGGGTGCAAGACGATACCGTCAATGGGATACTCAGCCAGCCGTGCCTTCGTGAAGGCGCGTCGAATCGCGTCAATACGAGTATCACCGACTGTACCTTCAGACCATGCATACGTCTGCGCCGATGGGTGAGTCATGATCCCTTGCAAATTCTGGTCAGTACCATCACCGTAAAGCAACTGATGCTCCTCGGACAATCCGAGCGCATAGAGCAACCGATTGTCGATCATCGAACGAAGCTGCCCGGCATCGGCCAGGGCTTGTTTCGAAACCGGGATCCACGCGGCAATCGTCTTTGTGCTTAGGGTTTTGAGTTCATACTGAATGTTTACCTGCGGCTTTCGCCGCGCTTCGGCAGTCGGGCCGAACATGCTAGATGTGACCTCAGCACCCTTGTCGTAATCTTTGGCCAAACCGTAGGCACCCGCAAGCGTGATCTGCTCATTGTCCGCATCAACAGACAAAATCGTGAATTCTTCCAACTCGACAAAAATCGTCTGGCCGGCGAACAACCCGCCAACCGATTCCAATGTCAGGGTCTTCTGACCAGCAACAGCGTCCACGCCAATTTCCGAATAGAGCGGCGCAAAGCCAATTTCTTCTGTGTACTCGATGACACCACTCGACGTCGGGGCAACGGTCATCAAATCACGCATTCGAAACACACGCTGCGGCGGGATAATGATCTCAGGCACACGGTACGGTATCGTCAACGCGGCAGCATCGGCGTCGCCGTCGAGCGTCACGACGCCGTAGTCATCTTTCGTCGGGAAAAACGAACCCACTTTGACGCTGTCCGAGTTTCCCTTGCCCGAAGCAATCATCGATTTGTAGGCATCGGAAGTGGCAAACTGCGTACCAGCTGACTTGACGCGACCCATTTCACCGAACGCCGCCATGCCAGGACGGCCCATCTTTTTTTCCATTTCGTCGAGACGCCTTTTCATCGCGTCACTCGCGTCGATGTGAACTTTCGCATCGACAGTCAATTGTTCCATTCGTTCACCGAGAGTGTCGACTTTGGAGCCGGTTTCTTCGGTAGCTTTTCCGTTGGCTTTGATTTCTTCGTCGCGTTTTGAAATCGCAGCACTTAGCTCGGTCGAAAGTTTTTGAATCTCCGCACCGACCTCCCCAATTTTGACCGTTGAATCAGCCATTTTAGGTTCCTTTCGTGAAACGTTGTCGTATTTGCTTTAGTTGTTCAAGGACGTCTGTCATCGCTGATTCGCTGTCAGTGGACACCTCGCCCGGCTGACTCTGATCAGTGGACACCTCGCCCGACTGATCAGCGATCATCGATCTCAGCTTCTCGAAATCATCAGTGAGCGAACTCATCCGCTCATCAAAACCGCCGATCAAATCGGCAGCACTTGCGCCTTCCGAATCATCACCGCCCCCCTCTTCTCCGATTGTCTTCACACCGAGCCGAGCCGCCAACATTAACAGCCCCTTGGCCGCATGGCCGATCGGTGCGCCCTCGATCATTTTACGAACAGCGGTGATCGCCGTTTCTTCGTTCATCGGAAAAGTTATGGGCGAAATTTCATAGAGTTTGATTTCCTTCAGATTGCAAATCTTCTTTCCGTCCTCTTCGACCAAATCCCAAAGAACGGCGTCATAACCAAATGACATTTGCGACACAACTCCGTCGTGCATTAGCGTCAACGCCTCATCGCCGAGTACCGTTTGAGAAACACGGGCCTTGAACTGAAGTCCGTGTTTGTCTTCTGCCAACATTATCGGAAGGCCCAGCGGGGCGTAGTGCTGCCAAAGCATTTTGACCAACGGTGGCGTTTTACCTGTGAATCTGTCGGCAATGGTTTTTTTGAACGCCCCACTCAATACGCGGTCGCCACCAAGGTCGACGTTTCCGATAATGGATGCGTAGCCCTCAATGGTTCGTTCGTCCATGTCCACCTTGCATTCGAAAGGAACCGCTTTTTGAAGCATTGTGGCCGCCCTCCTTGGTTATACGACTCAAGTGTGTCAGCACCCAATAGACTTGTCAATAAGGATTTGTTCATGTAATCTACGATCAACGTCAGATAACACGAGGGGAACTAATGCCAGTCAAACGATCCCTCTGGCAGCGGATCATAGGCCGGACGCAAATCGGAACAATTGATATGTCCGCAAACCGATACAACTCTGGCGAACCGGCCTTCGTCAAAGGCGGCATCCCCATTCCACTAATTCCAACGGCGATCAATAGAAGAGCATATTGGTCAACGTGGTCAACCGAAGACGCTGTGACAAACGGCTACGCGGCCAGCGTTTTCGTTTACGCTTGCGTAAACAAATTAATGAAGGCTGCGGCTTCAGTCCCTTGGCGCGTGAAAGTCCGATCAGGCGACTCCTACGAAACCGACGACGATCACCCGATTGCAAAACTCTTTCGCCGGCCCAACCAGTTCGCTACATTTCAGAACCAGATTGAAACAATCACCTCGCATCTGTTCCTCGGCGGAAACGCAATTTTTTACAAGGTACCGGTTGCTGGAAAAACCGCTGAACTCTGGATCGTGCGACCTGATTACATCGGACCGATCATGTCCGAAGCGAACTATTTGGAAGGCTACGAATACAAACTGAACGGAAAGAAAATATTTGTCCCATACGAAAACATCATCCACTTTATGTTCGTTGATCCGGCTACGCCTTGGTGGGGCATCGCTCCGATGAAAGCCGCATCCAAGGTCGTCGATACGGACATCGATTCAGTCAATTTCAACAAAATCGGTTTGCAGAATCGCGGTGTACCGGACGGCATTATCGCCCTCAATCAAAATCTGACACAAGATCAATTCGACTCCGCAAAAGATTCAATCCGCGAAGGGTACCTTGGACCAGACAACGCCCACACGCCGCTCGTTCTTTCTGGTGAGGCCAGGTGGCAACGGACAGCATCAACACCCGCCGAGCTCGACTTCATTAAGAGCCAATCATGGACTGCCGAACGCATTTGTGCAGTGTTCGGCGTCCCCCCGCCTTTGATTGGCCTCTATGAAAAGGCAACGCTCACCAACATTGAAACGGCACGTTTGATTTTCTGGCAAGATACAGTCGTCCCGTACTTGGATGATTTGAAGGATGTGCTGAATCACAGCCTCGCATACGAGTACGGCGAAAACGCAGAAGTGGTAATCGACTATGACGTCTCCGAAGTTCAAGCGCTCGCGTCTGTGTTCAACGAAAAAATTACATCGGCCGTCAAGCTTTTCCAAATGGGCGTACCATTCAACGAAATCAATCAACGCCTCAGTCTCGATTTTGACGATATCGCGGGCGGCGATCAAGGCTGGATTCCTTCAACCTTCCAGCCGTCCGACATTATTCCGGACGACTTTGAACCGACAGAGTAGATAAGCGAATGGCGATCACCAACAACATGATCATCGGACCTGGTTACACAACGACACCACTCAATACAACTCGTTCATCAAGACTGATCTACGCCTACACAGATTCGCACGAGCGGCGCGTTGCCGCTAACGTATATTCAATGTGGTCGGATCAAGCGAAACGACTTATCACCGGAGACGTCGTTCGTAAAATAATGACCACGCGGCAGGTCCCGCTTTCAGTTATTGCCGCGCTCGAAGCCAGCATCGATAAATGGATCGTCGATGATCTCGGGCCACAATGGGAAGGCGCAATGGCGCTCGGCTCATCCATCATGATCAAAGCGGCCGAGCGATACCTGGGACGTGATCTTGGGACACCACCAAAGGGCAACGTCATCCTGCAACCTCTACTCAGCGAAAGTGACTTCGTTGCTATCGGCAAGAAAATCTTGTTCGTACCGCCCAGCGTCAAAGATCTGGTCGACGACTATTATGCCGGGACCTGGGACCCGATCTTCGCCGTCGACTTTCCCGAAACCGCCGAAGGGCTGACCGCATGGATTCGAACACGCGGCGCAGTTGAGGCGATTCGATACAAAGAG